GTTGCGTGGGTCGTCCACTCCTAATTTAACCGGTAAGGCGGAGTCAGGAACTCACTTAGGGGCCTATGAATCTAGGCTGGCTATGGCCGTCGTTGGTTGAGAGACCCGATGTACTTTTCCCTAGTACCTCTCTTCCACTTGACTAAACTCCAATCCTCGATTTTGGGACGTGCACTATCAACCAAACGATCTACGAACTCACTGGAACTCGCGCTGCCATATCGCAACGAGTAATCGGCAAATTCGCGGGGGAATAACTGGCATATGTACTCAGGGTACTTTTCATGCCCATCCCAGGATTCAAAGAAATCCTCAATCGAATGTTGTGTTGCTGGATCTATATTGAATTTTGATTCCATCAACGCACGTGTCGTGTCAGCCACCGGCTTGGCAATTGCCTGCAGCTTTCCTTTGAACATGTCTTCCTCATATGCATTAAAATAACCAGATTTCTCGAAAACCCATTCAATGTTGACACTCCGAGTCAGGCGCAACACTGCTTGCGCAGCCGCCTGTATGACCGGGCATCCTGGGTACTGGTAAAGGTAAGACATAGCCTTAGCTCTCTGCAACGCCATCTTCTTGCTATCCTTATGGAGCGAATACTTATATGGCAACCAAGCGAGACTGGCCAAGAACTCGCGCGGATCGCAGGTGTTTGTCTCTGTGACGGGATCGAACACAATGCCACAAAAAGAGGCTTCCTCTAGATTTTGTGTGACTTCAATTTTGATGCTGAAGCCCAATTCTGCAAATCGTGCTGATGTGGGAATCTGACTCTCTAGCTCGAATCCAAACAAGCCGTCGTCGCCCTCGACCACACCACGGCACTCAATGCCCAATGCGTTGTGTATAAAGCGTGCCACTATGAAGTTCGAAATGCCGTTGTGAAGTGAGGTCCACATCTCTCCGGACATTCTTAATCCATCGCACTCTCCGATTACCTCGCCCATCACGAGTTTCTTTTTCCCAGCACACCTGGAGAAAGCGCGCTGGTATGCCGCCTTGAGTGAGGGCGGCAACCCACTGATCATGTGATTGAAAAACACCTCTTCCAAGTGTCGCATCAACTTACGGCGGAAAGACCCCTCGAAGGACGAGTAGTCTGTGCACATGAACCATTTCGCAGTGCCGAGAATCGACTTTATGTATGCAGGTCGATCTTTGACTGGAACATGCTTGATGAACGCTTTATTAGCATAGGCGATGTTCTCCATCGCATTGATCAGGGGACCAAAAAGGATTTTATTTGCATCAACCCTGGCGTTGATGCCTCGCGGATACTTGAATTCGGGGTAGTACTCGTCTTTAAGATGACTCTTGACACCAGCCATCTCCTTTTGGTTCAACAGAGAAAAGACATTTCCATCGCACCGATCTAACGCACGGCGCATCTCCTCCTTCCAGGAATTCGGTCGATTTCTAGCCTCGATCCACGACTCGGGGCTTGGGATATCATCGACAGTAAGGGGTCTAAATAATCTGGGTATCTCCTCGGCTGCGAACCGACCCAGTTTAATTAACGCATCGCTCTCAGGCAGGGGGACCTCCTTAAACAACCTCCCACCAAAAGCGGCTATCTTGTTTTCACTTGCCACAAGATCTGGCTTCGGGACGGACCAAGTGCGGTCACCGAGTGGTCCGGCAACGCCAACCGGGCGGTAGCGCTGCACAATATCGTAGACTGTCACTGACACCTCCTTATCTGGCTTCATGGCCGGAGTAGGCAGCTTCGTCTCGGACACAAGGTAACCCCACATGTATGACGGTCCCTCTAGTGAAAAGAAGAATTAGGGCCCCGCTGGGAGCCTTCGGGTTCAGGGCCAATGAACAACCCTTTCGCTTCCTGCCAGCGGGTGTACCACATGTTTTCCACGTAAACAGCGGTACCTGACGACACTCTGGCATCCCAATAAGCTGGAATGTTCGAACTCTTCAGAGCGTCAGCAACGCGCACGCCTGCTAGTGACCTGAGCGCCTTAGGTGAGTCACACTTCGACACGTCCGCTGAACCCGCTCCCAATGCGGCGGTCAGACTGACGAAAACTTCCTGCGGTCTAGAAAGTGGAATGTACTCCATTCGGCTAGCTCCACGGTCGTCGGCAATCTTGTTCCATGTGGGTACAACAAGAACATCAACAACAGCATAGCGCACAACGTGTGGTGTCGCAACCAAAGGTCGATTTGCACCGGCTTGGTAGTCGGCCTGAACATGACCGCCAACCGCATACAGCGAGAAATCATCGACCATGGTGTGGTCAAGTTCGCATTCGCCTAGGTCATTGTCATCCTCAAGCAGGTCCTCAATAAGGCCCGAGAAAGACTTGATTTCGGCACAGGCGAACCCGTCATACTTCCAACTAAACCACCCGCGACGTCCGCGATAACCAACGGACTTATGTCGTCTCCTGTCAGTGAGATACCGCCTGATCGCGTTGTCGTCACTATTCCAGTCGATAGACTCTGAACAAGCTGATTGAGCCTTGAGGAAGCACTCATATCTGTAGTTCAGGCGACTGAGGATCGGGTGTACGTTGTTGGGGGCGTGGTTAGGCAATGGAATAAAAATGCGACGTTTCCTTGCCTCTCTTGCTTCCCACCACGTATGAAGGTACTTGTCAAGGGCGACGGCTCCATACCACATGGTCGTGGCAGCGCTCGAAACGGCCGAAGCACCAATGACATAATCAAGCACGGTTTCCTCCCTTGTACGAACATCCCGGTTCGCCATGAGGTGACTCGTCGCCGCGACAATCCCAGTGGACACCAATCCGGCTGCCCCAGCCGTGGATCGGATAACATCTGTCCACAATGTAGAATCAACACCTGCAGAAATAATTCGTGTCTCGCGCGTGTACTGCTTGACTCCGAAATGCTCCTTGATCTGGCGCGTCATCTGGATTGTACGGTCGTTAATAACCCGTGTTTGGGAACCCAATTCTGCCATCTTCTTCTCGTTCGGTAGCACGAGACTGAAGTCGACGTCCTTGCGGTCCTCTAGCCCAATGTAACCCAGCGACGGCTCCACGAGTTCAGAATAGGTCTTCTTCCTCTCGGGCTCCGCCTCCACTGTTTTCTTCTCTGGTTTCGCCAGTGGTGCTGGTGGGTCGATCGGTCCATTCGAATCGACCTGCGCAGGTGAAAGAATTGCCTGGGCCGAGGCAATCTGCGCTTTGGCCATCTGCCTGCGCTGCTTCTTATGACGAGCAGCGCCGCGAGATGCCGGTGTCCTGTCACAAGCAGGTGAGGGGGACGGGGACGATGTGCGCGTGCGCACATCAGCATTTGGAACACACGCCACCGGATTGCTTACTTCCGGCTTAGGGGGATGAAGTTCCTCAGGCCTGTTGTCGCGTTTCTGTTGGCCAACAGAATTATTTCTCTTAAACTTTCCCATGTTGATTGAATAGTAAAAAGAAGTGTCAAAAGCCTTGGGCTTCCTGTTTTCAGCCACAACGAGCGCTACCCGACGACGCCGGACGCTCGAAGCAGCCTATTTCGGTTGCCTTCAACTCGCCACTAATAAGACCACGCTGCGCAGACGACACAGAAGAAAAATGCGTGGAATGAGACTGGGACGGCCGAAGCCGTCCGAGGAAAACGCTCTCGATAAATTTGGATTTGCTGGTACTTTAATGCTCAAAGAACCCGATTTCCGGCACCAAAAGGGAAAAATTGTAAAACCTCTCGGTGTGGGATTGCCACGGGTGAGACAAGGTCTGTCCATTGTCTCTAGGGTCGAATCTCTATTCTGTATCCCGTAACTCTGATTGACTTAATGCCGTCTGCTCTGTAGCTGCCGAGTGATCTGCGACATGCCTACCACACATAGACAAGCAATATGAAGTTAACGGTGACCCTATTTGGC